TAGTGTCCTCATAAGCCGGAAATGTCACAGGCCCAATATCGTACAAACGACCAATCTTGACGATCGTCCGCTCCGACGGCTTATCGTCGAAATGCTTCCATTCGTCTTCGGCGACCGTAAAGGAAAAACTGCAGCCGGCCAGGTCGCCCCGCCGCACCTCCTCCACCGTATCGCGACCGGTCGTCGTATCCGGCGCGTCGATGGCAAAGCGCAAACCCACGCTGTTCGTGTCCAAGCGCAGCGTGCCACTACTGGTCCGGCCCAACAGCAGGTCGGGATTATGGTTCTTCAGGGCCCGCACGTCGCTGGTTTCCAGGGCATCATCGAACGCGCCGGCCCGAATCTTCTCGATGAACCAGCCGATATCGGTTTTGATCCCGTACTTGGCCGCGTAGCCCACGAGCTTCGGGGCCTCTTCATCGTCCAACCGCAGTTCGCTGGTGCCCGCGTCGATCTTGCGCTGCACCGCGTGCGTCTTTTCCCAGGCGGAAATAGTCGCCACATAGCGCTGTTTCTCGTCGGCCAATTCAGAGCACACGGCGGCGTCGCTCATGACTCGTTGCATGAATTCGTCGCGACTTTCGTCTTTATGTGGTTGTGGCAGTGCCATTTCGGCCTCCTATCATATCCATCATAATATCCGCCAATCCTTCGGCGTTACTCCCCGCCAAGCTGATATCGGGCCGGATCGCATCAGTAATACATGTGTTTACTGATACCCGGGCCCAGTCACTGTGAGTCCCGGCCACCGCCGCCCAGGCCAGCGCGCCGTCGGTCAATACCGTCTGGGCGAACTTGCGGTGACTGTCCCACGCGGTTGTCCCGGTCGATTTGCCCGCCTTGACCTTGGTAATCACCCGCCGCCACTGGGCGGTGAGCAACTGCCGATGCGCCTGGCGCACCGCATCATCGTCCTCATCGTCGGCGGGCGGGGCGGCCCCGGCATCCGGGGCCGGTTCGGTCGGTTCGTCCGGCCAGGGCGCGCCCGCCGGCTTCATATTCAGGGGATCCAGATAGACGTCACCGGCCGGGCCGATCGCATTCATGTTTTCCTTGGCCCGAATATCGTTAATGCTGAGGTAGCCCCACTGGCGACCGGCCGTATAGAATCCCGTGCGCGCTTCGACGTTGCCCCGCAGCAGGCCATCGACCAGTATCTCGCAGAACAACCGGCCGCGTTCGGCCTTGCCGAATAGTTTGTAATTGCACTCCTGCTCCCATTTGGCGAACCAGTACAGCATCGTCGTACAGACGAAATCTATCTGCAGTTGCTCGACGTTATTGAATTTGCTGAACTCCATCGACCCCAATTTGTGCGGCGGGATCTGGAAGATCCGGGCGCAGTCGTCCACCGTCCATTTCTGCACTTCCAAGGCCTGCGCCTTGGCCGGATCGACGCCTATCTGATTCCATTTCATGCCCTCTTCGAGTATCTGCATGCGATGGGCGTTCGATAGCCCGGCGTGATTGGCCGCCCACGATTTCTTCAAGCGCTCGAACGATGGATCGCTCAGCTTGTTCGGATGTTCCAGAATGCCGCCCGGATTGCCGTCATTAGCAAAGAACCGCGCGCCGTATTCCTTGACCGCCACCCCGTACCCGATCGCCTCTCGGTGATAGTTCACCACGTCGTAGCCGGTATAGCCGTCGAAGCCCAAACCCTTGATATGCAACACATTCTCATCAGGAATCGTCACCGTTTGGCCCGTCGCGGTGCCCACCTCGTAATACGGCTGGCCCGCCTCGGTCAGTTTCCGCGCGGTCCGATCCGGCAGCAACGGCCACAGGGCGATCGGCCGGCCGCCGCCATCCCGCTGGATCTCGGCGTAGCCGTCGCCGTAGGTCAGTACGTGGGCCTGCCGCGTCTCCAGGAACGTCACGGCGTCCATGTAGGGATTCGGTCGATCGTGGAGCAACTTATAGACCGGGTGCATCGATTCGACCTGTTTGCCGCTATCGGTGCGACTGTAGACCTTGAACGGCAGGGCCCCCACCGTGCCGGAAATGATCCGGACCGCCGCCCAAAACGGCGTGTATTTCAGGGCGGTGTTTTGTGAGACATTGACGCCCGACGATGCGGTCCCGCCGCCGGTGAAATAATCGACCAGCCATTGGGCCGGGTGCGCGAGGCTGGTCCGTGCCGACCCCGGCGACCGCGTGGCCCATGATTCGATCATATTGGCTATTTGACCCATATCTTTTCTCACTTCTTAACGGAATCGACGACCAGGCCGAGGCCACCCACGGTCAAAAGCAGACACAGGGCCGTCTTGATATCGGCGCCGTACCAACCGACCGCGAAGGCGATCAGGGCCGCGCCCGTCAATCCCAATATCATGCGCATGGTCAATCATCTCCCAGGGTCAGGAGCCCCCGCGTTTCGTAGACGCTGCCGGAATCCCGTTCGGCCGCTTCGGCCAGGCCGGCGCACATAATCGCGCAGACCACGCCATCGATCCGCTTGCGGGACGCTTTTTTGTCCGGCTTGACGTTACCGGCCGGGTCCTGCCGGGCCTGCAAATTGCTCGCCATCCATAGCAGCACCGGATGATTCAATCCCCAAATCTTGCCAGCCAGGTACAACCGTTCGAAATGCTGCATCGCCGGGCTCATCGACGCGAACCCCTGCCGGAACTGCACCATTAATTCCGGATCCATCCCGCCGGCCAGCAGGTCCTGGCGAATCTTCTCGGCCGGGCCCCACGGGTCGTACGCCAGCTTCGTGACCGCAAACGTATCCAAATCGGCCTCGATATCGGCCTGCACCACGGCAAAATCGATTACATTGCCGGCGGTGGCGGTGATCAGGCCCGTCCGCACCCACTTTTCGTATTGGGCGGCGTCCCGGTGATCGCGATCGGTGATCCGATCCTTCGGAATCCAGAAGCGCGGCAGGATCGTATAGGCGCCATCGTCCCAGGGGAAGAAATGAACCAGGGCGGTCAGGTCGGTATTATTGCTGAGGTCCAGGGCGCTGAAACAGGGCCGGCCCGCCAGCTTCGCTTCCGCCACGGCCGGCGGTGATTTCTGCCATTCGGACATATTGACCCATTTAACCTGGGAATTCGTCCAGACGTTCAGATGTTTGGTCAAAAAGTTGTTCAGCGCCCCCGGCTTCCGGGCCGCCACCCGCGCCTTTTCCCGCATCGTCTCAATCTGCAGATCGAAGTAGGTTTGCGGGTTCGCCTTGCGCCATACGTTTTCGTCCGTCCAGTCGTCGCCCTCGTCGATTGTGAAGATGATCCCAAACCACGCGTCATCGTCTATCGATTGCTCGAGGATCTGCGTGACATAATCCCGAATCTCCGTATAGCAAAATCGCGTCTGATCGAAACCGGCGGTCGTGATCACGAAGTCAAGTGTCTGGTCGCGCGCGCCCTGCCCGGAATCGATCACATCCCACATCGCCCTGTCTTTATGGGCGTGTAGTTCGTCGTACAGCGTACAGTGCGGATTGAAGCCCTCGCCAAGGTCGCTGTCCTTGCCCAGTGGCTCGAAATAGCCGTCGTTTTTGTCGAAACTGATCCGGCCATCGGTTTTCTTAATCGTCAGTTTGCGTCGCAGGTACGGGGAATGTCTCACATAGGCTTCGGCTTTGCTGTGCAATACCTTGCGGGCGTGCTGTTTGTCCACGGCGGCGCTGAAGACCTGCGGTCCCGCCTCCCCGTCGATCGTCAACATGCCCAGACCAATGCCGGCGGCAAAGGTACTCTTACCCACCTTGCGCGCGATCTCATTATACGCCTTGCGGAACCGACGCGTTCCGTCGGCCCGCATCCAGCCGAAGACATTCCAGACGATAAACAGTTCCCACGGGTCCAATTCGATCGGTCGGCCGGCGAAAGGCCCTTCGTAGTGGCGCAGACAACGGAAGAAATCGACCCAAATCTGGGCCGCACCCGGATCGTGCCACAGGCCCCGCTGCTCGCCGGTCTCGCAGTCGCGGCGATAGCGCTCGACGGCCAGCTTGGTCCACTTGCAGGCCGGGACCGTTTCCAGCAGGACGCCGTCGCACCAGCCCTCGACGGTCTCCCGCGTCAGTTCCACACCCTCAAGTTGTGCCACC